GCCGCCGGGCCGGTCTACCGTCGTTTCATGAGCACGTTGTCACGGCCGCGCCACGGCCGCATGATCGCCGGCGTCTGCGCCGGTATCGCCCGTCGCTACGGCCTCGACCCGACGTTGGTCCGCATCCTCTTCGTGCTGTCCTGTCTACTGCCCGGCCCGCAGTTCCTCGCGTACGTCGTACTCGCAATTCTCATGCCTGCCGATCCGGCGTAGCCAGCGACCGCTCCAGCACCTCCGCGAGCTGCCGCAGCCGTTCGTCGCGGTCGGGCGCGTTGTGGGTCTCCCATATCCAACGGCGGATGTGCTCCGGTGCGTCGTTGCGCTCGGCCACCTCGTACAGGGCCTTCATGATGCTCATGGGAGCGACGGTGGCACGGCCGGCGGGCGGCTGTCTCTCGCTACGCACGACTTGGTGTCTACTGCGCATCTACTACGCAGCAGGTCTCACGATGTGGTCGTGGATGGGGTGGGGTGCCGTACCACCAGGGCCATCGGCACCCCACCCTCACAGGCTCTCCGCGGCACTCACGACGGGCGAAAGGAGGAAACTCCCGTCAGGTGCTCAGCGGCCCCCCGGACCCCAAGCCAGGGGGAGCGGGCAGCGCCTGCAGGCTGCCGCACGTCACTGCAGGGACACCTCCAGGTGGTGGTTCCTGCCGTTGCCGTCAGCGACCGCAGCCACCTGCATGACGGCGGACCCCACCACGTCGGCGTTGGCCAGCTCGGTGTCCCAATCAGGATCGCCCGGAAGCATGACGCGGGACCCCGCGGGGAGGTCCACATCAGGCCCCAGGTAGACGGTGGTCGATGCCACCACCTCGTCGCCGTCCGCGTTGCGGATGAGCTTGTTGACGCTCTCGATCCGCGCGGCCTCCAGCGTGGGCGGGTGCCACAGCGGACCGTTGCTGCCCTCGCCCCAATACGGGCGGACCTTCACCTGCTGTCGGAGCCGGCTGTGCAGGCTCATGCGAGCCGCCGCCGGTAGCTGTTGAGCACGAACTGCTCAGCGAGGGTCCAGCCGTGCCCTCCCGCGCCGTACGTCACGGAGTACCCGCCGATGGTCTCGGCCTGCACTCCCTCGGGGTTGTTCACCAGGCGGGCAGTGGAAGCCACGATCACGCTGTCGAGGTCTGCCGCCGGGGTGTCGTCGGTGAAGCCCTTTCCGCGGGTGTAGGCCCTCACGAGGTTGGTCATGTGCTTCACGTGGGTGGAAGCGAGCGCCACCAGGTCGGTGTCGTCACCTCGGCCCAGGTAGTCGGCAACGTCCTGTCCGGTCGCCATGTGTGCCTCCAGTCGGTCGAGGGAGTGAGCACCCCGGCAGGGTTGCCGGTGGGAGTCCCGCCCGGGCAAGTCGCCCGCGTCCGTGGCGGAGTTGCGTCCCGTCCGTGCGCCATTGAACGGTCGAGACGGTGGGACCCCGCCGGGGTACTCACGTCAGGGGGTGAGGGTCACTCCGCGGTCGGAGCGGTGACACCCTCCAGGGTGACGACGGCCTCACCGTTCAGCGGCTTGGCGTCGTACCGGGCGACGACGCGGAGCGCCATCTGGTCGCTGTCGCCGAACGTCTGATCCAGCACCTTGACGGTGGGGGCCATGTCGCGGGCGACCGCGATCTGCGACGGGTCGTGCAGCGCGATGGTGCCCGCACCGACGTAGCTGGTCAGGTCCACGGGGTGGCCCAGCAGCGTGTAGCCGTTCGCGGCGGTCACGTCCGGCTGGACCAGGTAGCGGTCCTGCGCGTCCTTGAGCTTGCGGATGGCGACGAACAGAGCCGGGGCCATCGTCCAGCGGAGCGCCGCCGGGTTGACGTGCGCGCCCAGGGCCAGGCCCTCGGCGTCGTGGAGAGCGTCCACGGTGATGTCGCCCACCGCGGTGACGCTCTGCCGGTCGGCGTAGTTGACCAGGCCCAGCGGCTCGGTGCCGTCCGTGACGGTCGAGCCGTAGAACGCGGCGTCGAGGGTCGCGGCCACGTCGGTGACCAGGCGGGACCGCAGCGCGGCGTCCAGCGAGACGACGGACTGGCGGGCCAGCTCGTTGCTGAACTTCACCAGCACCTTGACGGACTTCATGCTGTCGGGGAGCAGGATCACCTCACCGAACTCGGGGTCCACCTCGCTGATGGTCTCGCCCTCGCCGAGCCACGCGGGCGAGGTCGGCGCGGCCTGCTTGGGAACGCGGACCTGCCGGCCGGGGGTGTCGAAGATTCGCGGCCCGCTGGCGAGGAACAGGGACGCCTGCTCCAGCGGCTCCACGAGGATGGACTGGACCTGCTCGGTGGTCAGCTCGGTGACCGTGGCGGTGTCGATAGCCATGATGTTGGCCTCTCTGTCGAAGTGTGGTTGTCAGGGGTGGGCGTCAGGCCCGTGCGCGAAGGATGGACGCCAGGTCCGTGGTGGGCGTGTGGTCGCCCTCGCCCTGCCCGATGGACCCGCGCGGGGTCCGCTTCGCCAGGTGCGGCTTGCTGGCCAGCAGCTCGTCAATGGCAGCGTTGAGCGCGTCAGCGTCGTCCAGGTGCTCGGCGTCGTACGCCAGGTCACTCGGGTCAGCCAGCCGGCCGGTGGATCGCACCAGCTCGGCGTGCAGTCGCTGCTCCAGGTCGCGCGCCCGGTCCTGCTCCTGTCGGAGCTGTGTCCGGTAGTTGGCGGCCTCTCGTCGCAGGTCGCGGACCTGCTTGGGTGCCGTGCTCTCGGGACGCTCAGAGCCGCTGTCGTCGGTGCTCTCGTCCTCGGTGTGCTCGGCGTCCGGCTCGGTGGTCTCGTCCTCCAGGGGCGTGTCCACGGCCTCGTCGGGGGTGGTCTCGTCGGTGGTCTCGTCGGTCACGGAGTGTTCTCCTTCATCACGGGTTGTTGTGTGCAGTCACAGCCGGGGTGTCGGGTCATGCGCTGGTCGGGTGGGAGCACGCTCCCGTCGTCCAGCTCGGTGCACAGCGGGCAGGTGTCGCCGTTGGTCTCGCGAGTCCAGCCAGCCACGCGGTTGGTGCGGGTCATGGCATCGGTGAAGCCATCCACCCCGGCGTTGCGCACCTCGTTGCGGGCGATCCGTGCGGCCCTGCGCTCGGCTTGCGCCCGTACGGCGGCCATCGCCTGCCGCTCGGCCTCGCCAACCTCCAGGCCCTCGGCTGCCATGAGCCGGTCCCGGATGGCGAAGAACTGGCGGGACTCCTTGTCCACCGACAGGCGGCCCAGGTCCCGGTACACGTCGCGGAGCCGGTCCACGTCGGTGGCCACCTGCACCTCGGGGACGGGGACCGCTTCCCCCAGGCCCGCGCTCAGCCAGTCGGCCAGCCACACAGCGGACGCCAGGCTGGCCCCGGTGGCGTGCATCAGGGTGACGTTGGCGGCCAGCTCGGCGAACACGTCCGGGTTGGGGTCCTCGCCGGGGTGCTCGGTGACCCACTGCGCCAGCGCAGCCAGGACCGCGTTAGCGGCCTTGTCGCCCAGGTCGAGCTGGTCCCGCAGGTAGTCCCGCAGGGTGCCGGTGTTGGCCAGCAGCGGCTCAGGCATTGCCCACCCCCGGCACGACGGCCAGGCCCGCGGTCGTCAGCGCGTCGGCGCGGGCAGCGGAGCGGATGCGCTCCACCTCGGCGGGCGAGTAGCCGAGCTGCCGCAGCGCCTCGGATACGGGGATGATCTGCGCGGCCACGAGCTTGGATACGGCGTCCGCGGTCTGTGCCGGAGTGCGCGTCTCGGCGCTGTCCCACACTGGCAGCGGGCGGATGGCCAGCGGGTCCTCGCCGGTCCGGATGGCTCGCATGAGCGCGGCCACGCGGCCCCAGGCGGGGGTGAACATGGCCTGTCGGGCGAGCGCCCGCGCCACCAGGGAAGCCTCGGCGGAGCGGATGGCGTCGGCAGACGTGGGGTTGTCACCGATCACCCCCAGGTAGTGCTGGGGGAGCGCGGACACGGCGCTGATGTGCTGGGTGATGATGCGGGTTGCGTTGGCGTACGCGCCCAGGTCAGCGGCGGAGAACTGCCCGAACCTGCCCTCGGGGTCCTCGTTCTGCCAGGTCGAATCGGCCTTGGCGAACGGGTCCACGGGGTTGCCCTCGTCGTCCTCCACAATCTCGAGCCCGGTAGCCCAGCGGCGGGGGCGCGCGTAGGACTCGCTCGTCACGAGCATGTCCGCGGTCAGCTTGTTGAGTGCGTCTACCAGCGGCATCACGTCGGCGAACTCGGAGCGGCCGGCGGTGTGGTGCCACTCGTCGGGGAACACGTCGGCCAGCCGCTCGGCGTTGACAAACGCAGCCACCGGCGGGGTGCCCAGCGGGTTGTCTACCGGCTCGCCAACCTGCGACCACGTGCCGCGGGTGGGGGAGTCGGCCACGTCGGTGGCGTACGTCGTCACGGACTCGGGCGTCATGACGACGGCCCGCTGGCCCTTGCCGCGGGGGAGCTTCCACCGCTTGACGGCGGCCACGATGTCGCCCGTCACGGGGTCGCGCATCACGGCCACGTTGTGCGCGGACTCGGTGGTCACAGTCGGGTTGCCGTTGGCATCGGCCCACACCAGCGCGTAGGCGGAGCCCAGCGTCAGCGCCTCACGGTGCAGCGCGCCGTGGCCCTGCACCATGCCGGCCCGCTGCCAGTCGCGCTCCAGCGCCTCGTCAGTCTCGCCGTCGATGGTGAAGCCCAGCACCCGCAGCCGCTCCGCGAGGGAGCCGACCACGAGCCGCGGGACGTTCACGGCGACCCGCGAGAGCCGGTCTCCCAGCGCCTCACGCGCCTTGGGGGAGAGGAAGGCCAGCGGCTGGTATCCGGCGGCGTACTTGTCGAGGGTGCACAGGTGCGGCTCGGCCTCGTCAAGCTGCCGCGTCAGGTCGTCCAGTAGATCGGTGGTCACTTGAAGCTCACGACTCGCTTTCTGCTCTTGCGGTTGGCGTGCCACATCGCGCGGTCGTGCGCGACGATGGCGGCCACCGCGGCGTCGATCTTGCGGCGGCTGTTCTTCTTGTCCTTCACGATCAGGTCGCCCATCGGGGTGGACTTGGCCACGGCGTTGCCCAGGTGTCGGGCCAGCCGCTCGTCGCCGTCGTGGGTGATCGTCTGTTCCACGACGGCCTGATAGAACCGATCCGTGGCGGGGGCCATGCGCTTGGCGAACGCGGTGTTCCACTCCAGCACTCGGCGCTCACCGTGGCGGCTGGCCCACTGCTCCAGCTCGGAGCGCCAACCCCAGGGATCGCAGGCCAGCTCCAGCACGTCGTAGCGGTCGAACGCGGCGGCCACGGCCTCATCAACCTCGGTGCGGGGGACGCGCCAGCGATCATCGCCGGGGTTCTGCCACAGGCCCTCCACCCACACGTAGCCGTCGAGGGTGCAGCCGATCAGAGCCGTGGAGTCGCCAGACGCGGAGCCGTCGAAGGCGAGCACGACGCGCTCACGGTCGGCCACCACGCGGTCGGGGTCCGCGAGCGGGTCCCAGGCACCCCAGGGCAGCCAGCGGTCCACCTGTCCGACCCACTGGCCCAGCCGGTAGCGGCGGAACGCAGGTTCGCGGGTGGTGCGCAGGGTGGCGCGGATGGCGTCGAGCTGGAGGAAGTCGCCCAACGCGGGGTTGGCCTGCGCCCATGCGTCCTCGTCGTCCAGGTCGCAGCCCTCGGGTGCGGCGTATTCCACGAACGCGAACGAACGGTCCTCGGGGTGCTCGCGCCCGTAGGTCACGAGGTCCCACATCACGGAGTCGGTCGAGTCGCCGGGGGTGCTGATGGCGAGCACCAGCGAGGTGTCGCGCTTGCCGGATGCCAGCAGCATGGCGTCGTACACCTCGCGGGTGACCACGTGCAGCTCATCCACGATTACGAGCGTGGGGTCCCAGCCCTGCAACGCGGCCGGCTCGGCGGGGAGCGGGCGCAATTCCGAGTCGGTCAACGGGCAATAAATGCGGTCCTGATAGACCTGCACTCGCTCGCTCAGCCGCTCGTCCAGCTCGATCATGCGACGGCACGCGTTGAACACGATCCGCGCCTGTCGCTCGTCGCTGGCCACGCACAGCACCTGTGCACCCTCCACGCCATCGGCGAACAGGGCGTAGAGCGCCAGGACGGCGGCCAGACCGGACTTGCCGTTGCCGCGGGGAAGCGACACCAGGCCCTGCCGTGGCCGGTCGGTGGCGGGGTAGAGCCGCGCCACGATGTCGAGCTGCCACGGGCGGAGCCGGAACGGCTCACGGGCACCCGTGCCCTTCGGCACCCGCAGGTACTCGCGGGCGAACGCGGCCACACGCTCGGGACCAGCGGGCGGCAGGCCCGACAGGTCGAGGGGGTCCGCGGTGACCTGCCGTTTGGGTCCTGCCCTCACGGTGGCACCTCCTAGGAATCGTTGAGAGCCGATCTGACGGCCGCACTTTGCAAACTGGTGTTCGGGTCCGTTGAGGCGCTGAAACACGCTCTAGCGGCGTCCTGTGCGCTCTCCGGTGCCACAGCGGCCAGAGAGTGACTGAAACCAAGGCTGGGCGCGGGCCCCGCCCTATTTCGGGGGAGGGGTCACCCCCGTGGTCACCGGGCGGGCCGGTGTGCGGCTCGTCGGTTGTTGCACGGTCCGCACACCACCTCCACGTCGAGGAGTCGTGGCCGCTTGCCCTCGGCTACCCGCTGCCAGGCTTGTGGCAGGTGGTCGGCGGTGAGGTTGTCGGTGGTGCCGCAGTCGGTGCAGAACGGCTGGCGCTTGCGTGCCTCTCGACTGAGCTTGTCCCAGCCTGCGCCGTAGCCGCGAGCGCGGAAGGGTGCGCGCTTGGGTGTGTGCTCGGCGCAGTAGGTCGAGGTGGCCGGCTCGCCGCACTCGGCGCAGACCTTCATCATGCGGCTGTCTCCAGCGCGTGCGCGTCGTCGTACGCCTTGATGGTGCGGGCGTTCAGCAGCTCGTGGAGTTGGTCCTGCTCGTGGCGCTGGTCGCCGGGGTTCTCGGCGCAGATGAGGTCCACCTCTTTGTCGGTGAAGGTTGCGGCTGCCAGGTCGAAGGCCACGGCGAAGCAGTGAGGGTCCTGTGCCTCTATCTGCTCCAGCTCGTCGTACTCGTCGGCGTCGAGGTCGATGATCGCCGGGGAGCACTCAGCGGCGTCAGCCGCGGGAGAGTCTTTGTTTTCTTCAAACTTCTTAGTAGATGTGCGGGACGCTGTGTCCGTCTCGTGATGGTGCGTTCCGTCCGTCTCGTGCGGGACGTTTTGTCCTTCACGTGCGGGACGCTCCCAGGTCACGGTCCAGACCTGCGTCGGGTCCCACGACGACTTGCGGCAGGACTCGATCCAGCCGGCATCACGCAGCCGCTTGACTGCGCTCTTGAGCTTGCGCTCAGACAGCCGCGTCTCGGCTGCCAGGGTGGCGTACGTGGCCTCGTAGCCCTCGGTGTGCAGCTCACAGCGGAACCGGAGCCAGCCGAACAACACAGCGGCGTCGAAGCCCACCGCGTCCACGACGGACAGGCGGACCATCACGAAGTCGCCATCGTCGGCGAGGTGGCGCGGAGCGCCAGTGGATTGGGGGTCGGGCATGGTACGATACTCCTAGCTTCTAACTGGTTGAAACCCGCGGATACGGCCCTGCCAGGCCCCGCGGGTTTCTTCATGTCGGGGTAATGCCAGCGACCCCTCGGCCACGGTCTCTCAGCCGTTCGGCGGACACGTCACGCCGGACCAGGGGTCGCTCTCACCATGCGGCCATTCATTGCAGCCGTCTCGGTCACCCGTCGCGGGTCGCCTTGCTCGCCGCCACCGTTCTACGGGTGCGGCTGTAGGTCGTTCGGTTCCTCTGTCGACTTGTCAATGCGCTGTGCTCATCTGCCCTAGAACGGCGAGAGACCAGGCCCCCGATTTCTCGGGTGCTCTGGTCTCCGGGAGACAGCGTACCACATGGGTATTGACTGCCTCGGGAAGCCGTGCTAAGCGACTTCCTAGCACATGGCGCCGACAAACTTGTGGCCCTCAGTCGTCGCCGAACGCTCCGCGCTCCGTGGCGCGCACCAGCGCGCCCGCGAGGGACCGGAACTTGCCGCCCACCACGAGGATGGGGTGGCCCACCACGTCCAGGTCGTCGGTGCCGTACAGCTCCGTCGCGGCCTCCGTGTCGAGCACGTCCGGCTTGAAGTTGAGCGCCACGCGGTCGGGGTTCAGCTCCCCGCGCACCGCGTTGATCCCGGACACCTTCACGTCGTCCAGCAGCTCGCGGAGCAGCCGCACCCGCTCGGCGAAGTCGGCGGCCTTCCAGTAGTCCCGCAGCGTGCCCAGCGGCTCCGCTTCCTCGGTCACCTCCGGTGTCTGCCGCAGCACGGCGCGGCGTGCCTTCAAGTCGGACAGGCGGGCCAGGGTGTCGGCCTCGTCGCCGTCGTCCTCGGCCAGCCGGCGGGTGGTCTCGGTGATGGCCTCCTGCACCTCGGCCAGCGCGTCGGTGTTGTCGGTCGCCACCTCCACGCGGCGGATTACGAGGTGCCAGCCGGCGCGGTCCATGAGTTGTCGGATCACCTCGGCGTCGAGGTCGTCAGCGATCACGGACCCGACTCCGCAGCCCTTGCCGGTGCGGGCACCCCCGCACTCGTAGCGGTCGCGGCGGTTGCCGCCCTTGCGGCGGGCGTAGAACTTCGTGCCGCACTCGTCACAGACCGCGATACCGGCCAGCAGCAGCGCAGGCAGGCGACGGGACGGCTTGCGGTCCACAGGCTTGACCAGGCGGCGGCGGAGCTGGTCCCACGTCGAGCGGTCCAGGACGGGCGGGAACACCTCGCGGATCATCCCGTGCTCGTCTCGCAGCGGCTCGCCCTTGTGCGACTGCGCGCCGATCACAGCGTGTCCGGTCAGCATGTTCCGGACGGTCTGGCCCATCCACCGCTTGCCGTACTTCGTGGCGATCCCGCGGGCGTTCCAGTCGGTGCTTACCCCGTACAGGGTGTCTCCCGCGAGGATGCGCCGCGCGGCCTCGCGGACCAGCTCGGCCTCGGCCTCGTCAATGACCAGCGTCAGGCCACCCTCGGGACGCTTGGCCTTCCGGTAGCCGAACGGCACAGCGCCGCCCATGAATCGGCCCACATGGTTGATCCGGGCATCGGCGCGCATCGCGGTGACGCGCTCCCGAATCTGTGCGGCCTCCATCGCCGCGAACGCAGCCATGATCTGAGCTACGAACACACCCGTAGATGTGGTCAGGTCGAGGTTGTGTTCGACGGTGGCGAGGGTTGCGCCGTGGCTCTTGGCCTCATCCACCAGACGACTAAAGTCGGCCACGTTGCGGGCGATCCGGTCGAGCTTGGCGGCCACCATCACGTCGTACTGGTCCCACTCGGCACGGATGCGCGCCAGGCCCGGACGGTCGAGGCCCTTGCCGACGCTACTGCCGGACTCGCCCAGGTCCTCCACGATGTCCACGAGGTGCCAGCCCTTCGCCACGCAGTATGCGGTGATCTGCTCGCGCTGCCGCTCGGGAGAGGTGGTGGTCTCGGTGAGGTTGGAGAGTCGCACGTAGCCGATGACATGGAGCCGGCCGCAGTCGCAGGGGTAGGTACTCAGTGGCGAGGTGGTCACAACTTGAGAGTACGTCGTGTACGTCGTCTTGTGGATCCTGATGCCGGCCGACGACCGGTAGCTTCCTCTGTCCCAGCCGTGCGGGCGCGGCCCGGGATCAG